ATGATTGAGAAGGGGTTGTGGAAGAAAGGCAAGGGGAAAACCCCCGAGGCCACCCTAAACAGTGCCATCATCCGCGAAATCCGCGACAAGAAGGGTGAAAGCCGCTTCAAGAAGGTCGGTCCTGGTCTGTTCGCCGCCGCCGCCGCCAACGTCAAGGTTGAGAAGCCTGCTGCCAAGAAGGCGAAGAAGGCCACGAAAAAGGTGAAGCCGTCCTCGGGCAAAAAGAAGATCAAGGTTGAAGTTCCGGCCGAGACTCCCGCGACGGCATCTGCGTAAACTGTCTGACTGACGTGTCCCCACATTTCCACGTCGGTCGGCTGTTGGCACCCTGGGGTGTTTACCAATTCCGCCCCAGGGTGTTTCTTTCCCGCGTTCCATCTTTATCATGAGGATAACTATGCCACGTCGTCGCCCCCTGCCTGTTCTGGCCGTTCCTGGTGCTGTGGCCATCGTCAATCAGGCCCTGTCAGCAGCCCCTGTTGATAAACGCCAGGCTCAGGCCCCTGTCAAACTGCCACCGATCAAGGCTGTTGATCTGCTGCATGGACATGGCGTTCCCTCATCAATAGTCACAGGTTTCAACAACTGGCTGGGCGATCGCAAACCCACCAAGCGCAAGGCCCGCGAGTACCTGCAACGGTTCGGGCTCACGGGTATCCACCCTGGGACCAAGTGTGTCACGGGCGCGTCCAACTAAAAATTGCTTCCCAGCAGCAAATTTTCTTTTTGAGGTTATCATGGCACGGCTGCATTACGTGAAGAAGGCCCGCAAGGCCAACAAAGAGCACGGGATCAAGAAGGGTGATTCCTACTACTGGTGGAAGTTCGCCTTTGGCGCCAAGCGGGTTTCAAAAACACGTCCGCCCCGCAGCGCCCTTACCCAGTCGGAATTCTATGGCGCCCTGTGGGATGCTGAGGATGCTGTCAGCGACGCTATTTCTACTTGGCAAGATGGTGACCCAGAGGGTTCACGTGATGCAATCCAGTCTGCATTGCAAGAAGCCCAGTCGATGGTGGAGGATCAGCAGTCACAATGCGACGACAAGATCAGCGGCATGGAATCCGCCTTCCCCAATGGCTGCCCAACATTGGAATTGCTGCAGGAGCGCCGGGATTTTTGTGATGACCTAATCAGTGAATTGCAGAACGCAGAATCCGAAGTGCAGGATGCTGAATCCCAAGACGAGGCGGAATCTGCCATCAGTAACATTTCATGGGACTGTCCATAATGGCTGCCGGCATCATAGTCAAACTGGTTGATCCTCGTGACAAGCGGGAATGGTACATGGAATGGTCAACGGTCGTTGATGCTCCCTCTACTGTGGGAATGACCTATGATGAGTTCCTCGGTTATTATGCTGAGGAATATGGCGCCCACGGGATGGCACGTCTGTATGACCGTATGAAACGAGTTGCCATCAGAGGTTGTTCCAGTTTTGATACGTCTCCAAAGGAACTTGTTCAATGTAATAGAGCGGGGGAGAACGAGAACACCTTGACTTTGGAACAGATCATCGACAAATACTGCCAAAGGTAGAGGATGAAAAAACGACGTAAGAAAGCCTCGCTGTATCAGATGGACCTGTTCGGCCGTCCGATGGGCCATGTTCCGCCTGGTGAAGTTATTCGCAGTGCATTGATAAAGAAGTTCAAAGCGGTCCCCTTCTCATTTCTGGATGCTCGCAGTGACTGGTGGTGGCGTCGTAAGCGGCAATGGCTGCGTTTGATCGGCCTGAAGGGGGACGCCGGTCGCTTCAACGCGATGGGCCATAGCGACACTAGCGGCAATATCCTGTTCTACCAGGAGAAGCGGGCGCTTGAGAAAGAACTGGGGAGGAAACTGTCACGGGTGTCAGCCCGCAAGAAGTTGCTGAAACTGGGCAGGATCGTCGATATCCCCCCGGCCAAAAAGAAGAAAGCAGCCTTCGCCATCGGCGATAAGGAAACATGGCAGAACAGCAAGAAAAATGGTCACAATACCACAGAATACTTGGAAGGTCCGAATCAGGCAGGCACCAGCACATTCGACCCCATTCTGTGTGAGGTCATGGCCACATGGTACTGCATTCCCGATGGCAGGGTTCTAGACCCCTTCTGTGGGGGCTGTATTAACGGGATTGTCACCAGTGTTTTGGGCTATAAGTTCACTGGCATCGACACGAGGAAGGAGCAGATTGAAGCCAATGAAGCCCAACTGGAACGATTCTTGAAGCTGGAAGATACACGGGGACATACGACCGTCTGCACACCCAATTGGATTTGTGGCGATTCGGAAAGGTTGCCAGAACTGATTCCCACCCATCGTATGTACGATTTCATCTGGACCGATCCGCCTTACTACGATCTGGAAATCTATGGTGGCAGCCGGAACGACGGCAGCATGAAGCAGACCTTCGCTGAATTCATGGCCTGGTATCGCCGCGTATTTGAGGTATGCGTATCGCGGCTGAAGGAAGATCGGTTCCTGGCGGTCAAGATCGGCGAGATTCGCAGCAAGGAAGGCCCCTATCACAACTTCGTGGGGCAGACCGTGCAGATGTTCATGGATATGGGCCTGCACTACTATCAGCAGTTCGTCCTCGTGACGGCGATCGGCAGCCTCCCTATCCGCACGTCCAAGCAATTTCAGTCGTCGCGCAAGGCGGGTAATACCCATCAAACGGTCCTCGTCTTCTTCAAGGGAAATCCGAAGCGGATCAAGGAAATCTTCAGCGAAATCAAAGTCGTCTAATTTCATGTGTGTTTGAAAACCAAAAACCCGCAAAAAATTTTCTGGCTATCTTTTTGCCAGATGAAATTTAATAGTCTGGAAAGAGAATTCCATGCAGGTTGAGGAACGTCGCGACTCAGCAGACGAGAAGCGTATCCTGTCTGCGATGATCGTGGATGCCTCCGTGCTGGGGCGACTGTCCCCGCACTGGCAGCCCAATCTGTTCCGTTCCAAATGGTCCAATCTGATCGGGGGCTGGTGTGTCAGGTATTTCAAGAAGCATGAGAAGGCCCCCGGCAAGCTGATCGAATCGCTGTTTGAACGCTGGGAAGCCCAGGGAAAGGATGAATCTGCAGCCAAGCTGATCGAGTCGTTTTTGACCAGCCTGTCAGACGATTACGAATCCAAAGGTGAAGCCCCGGCTGAATACATCGTTGATCTGGCGTCAGCCTATTTCAACCGGGTAAAGATGGTCCGCCATGCCGAGCAGATCATTGCCGACATCGAAGCCGGCGATGACGCCAAGGCGATGGCCCGTTACACCAACCCAGGCAAGATTGAACTGGGGGTAGGCGCCGGGATTGATGTGCTGCGGGATAAGGAGGCGATCAAGGCAGCCTTTGCCGATGAAGCAGAACAGCTTGTGGAATATCCCGACGCCCTGAAGGAATTCTTCCAAGATGCCTTGATCCGTGATGGATTTATTGCGTTTGTGGGAACCGAGAAGAGAGGGAAAAGTTTTGCGATACAGGACTTGGCCTGGAGGGCGATGGAGCAGGGGCGACGAGTAGCCTACTTCCAGATTGGCGACCTGTCCCAGAATCAGATGATGAAGCGGTTTATGGTGCGGGCTGCCAAGCGCCCCGCCAAACGGACAACTCCCAGTCGCCCTGTTCGCTATCCCAAGACACTGGATTTGCTACCCAAACGAAAGTACGCCGAATGCAGTTTTATTGAACGTCACTTCAAAAACGATCTGGACTGGAAGCAGGCATGGAAAGCCTGTAAGAAAGTCATTGGAGAATCGACCGAGACATTGCTGCAGTTGTCCTGTCACACAATGAACAGCGTCAGCATTACAGGCATCGAAGCGATACTGGAATCATGGGAACGCAAAGGCTTCAACTGCGATATCTGCGTCATTGACTATGCCGATCTGTTGCTGCCACATACTCAAGGCGAGCCCTACTACCAGATCAATGAGACGTGGAAACAGATGCGGGCACTGTCACAGGCACGCCATATTCTGGTTGTAACTGCTACACAGGCCAACGCAGCAGCGTTGACGGCGGAGACCCTTGGCCCTCAGCATTTCAGTGGTAATAAATTGAAGATGGCCCATGTCACGGGGATGGTGGGGCTGTCACAGGTTCCCAAGGAAAAGCTGATGCAGGTCCAGCGTTGGAATTGGCTGGTGTTGCGTGAGTCTGATTTCAATACCACTCTTCCAGTTCACGTTGCAGGCTGTCTGGCGATTGCCAACCCGGCAGTCAGGTCCATTTTTGTGTAGGAGGAACCATGAAGTATCTGACATCGCTGCTGATTCTGCTGGTCGGGTTTGCAGGTTGTGCGACTTCACGTCTGCCTGCACAGCAGAAAAACCTGAATAATTCTGGAAAAATCCGGTATTCCGACCCGGTTTTTCGTTGAGATTTGTAGCTCGTTCCGATAATACTCTCAGCACGTCGGAAACAAACCAACCAACACAAGGAAAGGCACAATGGTCAAAGCGACACGGGCAGAAGTCAACGAACTGTTTGAGGCCCTGGGACATAAGAAGGCCAGCGAATGGACTGGGACGCGGTTGACCGACAAGATTGAAGCTCTCGATCCCAAGGAGGACGAGGTTGATGATCTTGACGGCAAGCAGAAAAAGCTGTACAAAAAACTGGTCAAAGCCGTCGAGGATGACGAGGAGATCGACATCGCCCCCGAAGATGACGAGGAAGATGATTCGGATGACGATGACGATGATGCAGACTCCGATGACGATGATGAGGAGGAGGACGCAGACGACGATTCCGATGAAGATGACGACGACGATGAGGACGAGCCACCCACCAAGAAGGGTGGCAAGAAGGACAAGAAGGAAACGAAGCCCGTCGCCTCCGTTGAAGTCTCCACTGGTTTCATCGACACCAAGCTGATGAATCGCCTGGTGACGGTGCTGGAGAAGTTGGAGAAGGTTCTGGTTGCTGCCAACGGCGGGGACGCTGACGACAGCGATGATGATGACGACGATGAAGAACCGCCCAAGAAGGCAGCCCCCAAGAAGGCGCCGGCGAAGAAGAAGGGTGGCAAGAAGTAGTTAGTTCCTCCGGCTGGCGGTTCCCCTCGTTCGTAGTGGGGCGAGGTTTCCCAGCCGGAGTTTCAAATTCTGGGATGTATTGAGATAGCCGTCACCCCCGCGAACCACCAGCGTTGGCCCGCACTGGATTTCGCACTTGGGGGTGACGGTTTTTCTTTTACCACAGCAAGGCCAATGGAGCAGCGATGTCGCAAGGAAAGATCAAGACAATTGTGGCCGATAAGGGCTTTGGTTTCATCACCCCCGAAGGCAAGGGCAAACAGAAAGACTTGTTCTTTCACTGCTCTGAATTGCAGAACGCCGAGTTTGATGCCTTGGAAGTGGGTGACTTTGTTACCTTCGATCTGGGAACCAGTGAAAAAGGGCCACGCGCCGAAAACATCCGCGTAGAAAGGTAACTACCCATGCGTTTGAACCGGGAGCAATTCCTGGAGACGCTGGAACTGGTGAAGCCAGGCGTCAGCAAACAGGAAGTCGTTGAGCAGTCGTCTTGTTTTGTATTCGATCGGGGCTGGGTCCAGACCTATAACGATGAGGTAGCCTGCTGGGCCAAAACCCCTCTCAAGATCAGCGGCGCCGTGTCAGCAGAACCATTGCTGGAACTGCTGCATAAAATGGCTGAGGACGAAATCACCATCGTCCAGGAAAATGGCGAACTGATTATTGGCGGCAAGAACCGATCGGCAGGTATTGCTTTGCAGTCGGAAGTCACCCTGCCGAATGATGGGGTGGAACGTCCCGAAGCATGGCACGATCTGCCGGCTGAATTCATCGAAGCCATTGGGATTGTGCAGGAATGTGCCGGCAAGGATGAATCGCAGTTCGTCATGACCTGCATCCATCTGCATCCCAAATGGATCGAAGCCTGCGACAATGCCCAGGCTGTCCGCTATCGCATTGCTACAGGGTTGTCTGAACCCTGTCTAGCCAAACGGGACTCGTTGAAGCACATTGTTTCAATGGGTATGACGCAGTTCGGGGAAACAGCCTCGTGGCTGCATTTCCGCAGTCCCAGTAAAGCTATTCTGGCCTGTCGTCGCTGGTCTGAAGATTATCCGTCGCTGAGGGACATTCTGAATGTGCAGGGAGAGCCATTCAGCCTGCCCAAGGGCCTGTCTGATGCGGCTGAGAAGGCAGCAGTGTTTGCCCGTCAGAATCAGATGGACGATCAGATCTCCATCGAACTGAAGCCTGGTGTGTTGTGGATCAAGGGGCATGGTGTTCATGGATGGTACAAGGAAAAGAAGAAGATCAACTACACCGGGCGCCCCCTGTCCTTTACCATCGGTCCTGAGTTGCTGTCGCAGATCGTCAAGCGGCATGCTGAATGTGAAATTACCAAGGCCCGTCTGAAGGTTGACGGCGGGAAGTTCAAATATGTGTCCTGCCTGGGCACGTCTGAAGAGTTGCCGGAAGTCGAACCGGAGGAGTAGTCATGGAAGGTTATGCCGATCTCGCTGATAGTCCAGAAGACGATCGTATCAGGATGATCGGCACATACCTTACCAAGCATCCTGGAAGGATTATAAGGGGGAGGCATGAGTGAAACCGTCAACCATCCTGCTCACTACAATACCGGCAAAATCGAAGTTATTGAGGCGATTGAGGATTGGGGGCTGGGGTTCCACGCCGGTAACGTGGTCAAGTATGTCGCCCGTTACAAACACAAGAACGGGTTGGAAGATTTGCGGAAGGCTGCCTGGTATCTCAACCGACTGATTGAAAAGGAAATCGCAGATGGAATTCAAGAGCACAATCGACGTGAAAGTGATCCAGTCGATGGGGGGCGATCACATGGTCGTCGCGTCGGCCAAGGTAAGCACAAGTCCAGAAAGCTGTGAGGATTTTGTGCGGCATCTGGGGCGCACGCCAGAAGAGAATACCAAGCTGGCTGAGGAGAACGCCGGCCTTATCAACTATCTGATGAAGCATCGGCACGGAACGCCGTTCGAGCATTCGGCGGTTACATTCTTCGTGCATGCTCCTATATTTGTGTGGCGTGAATGGCATCGTCACAGGATTGGATTTTCATACAACGAGGAGAGTGGCAGGTACAAGCAGCTTGAACCGATCTTCTATCTACCAGATCGGGAACGTCCGATGATGAAGGTGGATGGCTGGAAGCCGGGGCGGCCGAAGTTTCTGCGGTGCGAAGATGACAATGTTTACTTTCGGCTGTGTGAACGGCTCAAAGATTCCTACGAACATGCCTATTGTGCATATACGGCGAACCTGGCTGATGGCATTGATCCCGGCCTTGCTCGCGATTGCCTGCCTGTCGGCATCTATTCGGGCTGCTGGGTTACTTGTAATCCCCGGTCACTGATGGCATTCCTGTCGCTTCGCGTCCACGATCCTGAAGCGAAGTTTGTCAGTTATCCCCTGTGGGAAATTGATCTGGCTGCGCGGGCCTGCGAAGATGCTTTGAAACAGGGGTGGCCTATTACTCATGCAGCCTTTGTTGCCAATGGCAGGGTGGCCCCATGAACATAAAAGATTTCAGCGCAAAGAACCGTGCCCGCTGCGAATCAGCAAATGGATTCAACCACACCCTCAACTCGTGGTCCCTGTCTGACTGGATGACAGCTACATTTGGCGAGCTTGGAGAAGCAGCCAACATCATCAAAAAACTGAATCGTGTCAGGGATAACATCCCTGGCAATGACAAAACAGAAGATGAATTGAAGCAGTGTTTGTCAGAAGAATTGGCTGACACGTTCATCTATCTGGACCTACTTTGTCAAGCGGCTGGGGTCGATCTAGGTGCAGCAGTAGAGGCGAAGTGGATCAAGAGTTCCCAGAAAATTGGATACACCATTCCAGAGTAAGCACGGATGCCCCAAGGTTTCTTCAAAGCATCGGCGCTGAAAACCACAGAGCCCGCGTCGCTTGTCCCCAAGTGTGGCAAGTGCCGACTGTTTCAGGCTGAGGGGTGCTTATCGCCAAAGATGGAACCAACGGGCGAAGGACGCCGTAGAATCCTGATCGTCGGGGAGGCGCCGGGGGCAACCGAAAACAAAAAGGGCAAGCAGTTCTGTGGGGACTCAGGCAAGTTACTGGAACGCGCCCTGTCCGAAGTCGGCATCAACATGCGTCGAGATTGCTGGCTGACGAACGCCATAATCTGCTGGCCCGGCCAAGGGAACCCTACACCGACCGATAAGCAGCTTCTGTGGTGTGCCCCAACGCTTGCCAGAACGATCCAGCGGCTTCAGCCGGACATTATCCTTCCCTTCGGTGACAGGGCCTTAAAACAAGTCCTACGCGGTCTGTGGCGCGAGGATTTGGGTAAGATAGGTAGGTGGGTGGGTTGGCAGATTCCCAGCCGCAAACTGAACGCCTGGATATGCCCGACGTGGCACCCCGCCTACCTGCTGCGAAATGAAAATGACAAGGCCCTCAACCTCTGGTTTCACAGGCATCTCAAGAGAGCGTCAAAACTGTCTGGCAAACCTTGGGGCGCTCAGCCTCCCCCTGATCTGGAAAAGGAAGTTCATTGCATCTTCGATACCGATGAAGCAGCACGTGTCATCAGGTCCAGGATGCTGCTGGGTGACCTGCCGGCTGCCGTAGACTATGAAACCAATATGTTGAAGCCGGATCATGACGATGCTGAAATCGTCTGCTGCTCCATCTGCTGGGAAGGGAGATACACCATCGCCTATCCGTGGGCTGGCAAGGCGATCGAAGCCACTCGTGAATTCCTGCGCAGCAACAGTCCCAAGATAGCCAGCAATATGAAGTTTGAGCAACGCTGGACGATGAAACATCTGGGTTGCAGGGTGAAGAACTGGTGGTGGGATACCATGCAGGCTGCCCATGTCGCGGACAATCGCGAAGGGATTACTTCGATCAAGTTCCAGGCATTCGTCAGGCTGGGGCTGTCGGTCTATGACAACCACATCAAACCGTACCTGAAGGCGGACGGCAGCAACAAACTGAACCGTATTCGGGAAGTCGATCTGAAACAACTCATGTGCTATTGCGGTCTCGATTCGCTGATTGAATACAAGGTGGCCATGCTTCAGATGCAGGAGTTGGGCTATGGGAATTGAGCCTTATTGGAAGTCAGGTAAAAGGAAACTGGCTATCTATCATGGCGACTGCCTCTCTGTGATGCCGGCGCTTGGGGTACGTTTCGACACGATCATTACGGACCCGCCGTATGGCTTGGAGTTCATGGGTTGCGCGTGGGACACGATGCGCGAGAAAGGCAAGCCGCGTGCCGTCAATACGTGGGGTGACTTCGGAAGCCGGGAGCACGCGCGTAAGCCGTCTGATCGCGCGAGGGTTCAGCGAAACAAAGCGCTGGCGTTCTATGATTTTTCCCTGAACTGGGCGACGGCGGCGCTAGAGGTCGCGAAGCCCGGTGCGATGCTGTTGGCATTCGGCGGCACCAGAACCTTCCATCGGCTGGCCTGTGCGATTGAGGATGCGGGGTGGGAGATACGGGACTGCATCATGTGGGTGTATGGGTGTCTGAGTGACGACACGGAAATTCTCGTTGATGGGCAGTGGGAACCGTACCATAAAGCCATAGAAGGCCGTCGCGCATTGTGCTATAATCCTGACGACGACAGCTACCAGTGGTCGCCGATTCAGGAGTTGCTGACCTATGCATACGACGAAACCGCGTACCGAATCGAATCGAAATCGACAGATCAAATCGTCAGCCGGAACCATCGCTGCCTTGTCCAGCAAGACGACGGGAAATTCGGATTCCAGTTCGCCGAAGAAGCTGCACGGCAACACGAAATATGCGTTCCCATTCTTGAAGACCTGCAAGGTCTGCTCCAAGAAATTCGAGACATACAATCGGTCGCAGGCGTTGCGGAACAAGACATGTTCGCACAAATGCGCAGTGGACGCGACGCGAGGGCAGAGAAAGCGCAAGCCGATGGAACAGCGAAAAATGACGCTGACGACTTGCCCCCAGTGTCGCAAGAAAACGTGGAAGCCGAATTCATGGCTGCGCAAAAACAAGTCGGCGTATTGCAGCAGGTCTTGCCGCGCCCGGCATGCTACGGCACCAATTCTGACGGCGAACAAGTTCGACCGAACCGGAATGAAGTTTCCGGGATCGGGACTCAAGGGGGACAAAAACCCCGCGTGGAAGGGCGGGGTAACTTACTTTCGCAAGCACGGCAATTACAAGCCGATCAAGTACGTTCGTTGTCCGATCGAATTCTTGGCGATGGCACGGAAAGACGGCTATGTGATGGAGCATCGTCTTGTTGTGGCGAAGATTCTGAATCGCCCCTTGCTGCGTTGCGAGGTAGTGCATCACGACGACCACGACCCACAGAACAACGCTCGGAAAAACCTGATGTTGTTTGCGTCGAATCAGGACCACAAGCTGTACGAGGCACGGGGCGAACCGTTGCCGATCTGGCGCGGATAACGCCGATTCACTATCGCGGTACAGTCTGGTGCGTGCGCGTACCGACTGGAGCGTTTGTCTGCCGTCGCAACGGCAAGGTGTTTGTGACTGGGAATTCAGGTTTCCCCAAATCACTAGACATCAGCAAAGCCATCGACAAGGCGGCCGGAGCAGAGCGGGAGGTTATAGGCCCGCCGCGATATACGAGGGGAAAACCGACGCAGAAATACAGCGAAACCCGCAAGGTCAGTTATGACTGTGACCCACAACCAGTGACGATTGCCACCACCGACGCCGCCAAGCTCTGGGAAGGCTATGGGACAGCGCTAAAGCCCGCATGGGAGCCAATCATCGTCGCCATGAAGCCCCTTGACGGGACTTTTGCTTCTAATGCTCAAAAACATGGGGTGGCGGGGCTGGCGATTGATGCGTGTCGGATTGGCACAGACGCCGGCTGGAGCTACCCAAACGGTCGAGGCGGTAAGGGATGGCACGGACGCGAGAGCCTGTCAAAGAACCTAACGCAACCGATTGCCGCAACGCAGGGCCGCTTCCCCGCCAACCTTATCCACGACGGCAGCCCCGAAGTTCTGGCGGGGTTTCCGTCACCACATGGGGCAGGTCATGCAAGGGAAGAACCCAGTGGTGGTCAATACAAGAGCGAAAACGGGTGGGGTGGAATAGGCAAAGGACACAAGGGATTTCGACACGGCGACTCAGGCTCCGCCGCCAGATTTTTCTATACAGCTAAAGCATCACGGAGTGAACGCGGCAAAACCAACACACACCCCACGGTCAAGCCACTGGCCCTGATGCGTTACCTCTGCCGGCTGACGAAAACGCCGACCGGCGGCAGCGTGCTGGATATGTTTGCAGGATCATGTACAACTTTGTTTGCTGCTTATGAAGAGGGGCGAGAGTGTACAGTGATTGAACTTAAACGGAAGTATTGCAAGATTGCCAAAGAGCGTGCCAGAAAACTT